AAATTTTGAACAAGGAAAAAAAGATCCTTTAGGAAAATCTCTTAAAAACAAACCGCCTGCAGAAGTTGTAGATAAAGATAGTTTTGATTTTCAAAAAAAAGTTAAAGCTGCAAAAAAAGCGATCGCTGAGTATCCAGAGAAAATGAAAAAACGTGATCGGATGATAATGCGACAGTACAAAAAGGATGATCTAGCATTAAGAAAGGTTTATAGAGCAGCAGGTAGGGCTGTTCCCTTCGTTTCGAAAGCTTTAGGGGCAATAGGATCTTTAATACCAACTAAAGTGGGTAGTGCAGAACTAAAAGATATAGAAAGAAAAAAATATGGTGGCCCTGTGGGCGTGAAAATGGCAAAGGGTGGCTTTAAAAAGAAAACACCAATTTATTAGGATGAATTATGGCCACATCAGGAACAACTACATTTGATCTCGATATTGACGATATCATTCAAGAAGCTTATGAAAGAACAGGAGCTCGCACAAACAGCGGGTATGATTTAAAATCTGCAAGAAGAAGTTTAAATATTCTTTTCAGCGAATGGGGAAACCGCGGAGTTCACTTGTGGAAAGTAGAACTAAAAGAACAATTACTGACAAACGGGACAGCGACTTACACAGCTCCAACGAATGCGAATGATATTCTTGAAGCTTATGTGAGTACAACAACAGGTACCACTTCTTCAACAAACGATGTGTCGTTGACAAAGATTAGCAGAAGTGAATATGCGGCTTTACCAAATAAAGGTTCTACTGGACAACCTTCACAGTATTATATTGATAGACAAACAACACCAACAATAACGTTATATCAAACACCAGATGCATCTACTTATACTTATGTAAAATATTATTATTTAAAAAGAATAGAAGATGCTGGTGGTTATACGAATCAAGCAGATGTTGTGTTTAGATTCATACCTTGTATGGTAGCGGGTCTAGCATATTATTTGTCTATGAAGTATAATCCACAAGTAGTGCAACAAAATAAATTAATTTATGAGGATGAGTTGTCAAGGGCTTTAAATGAAGATGGACAAAGGACATCTGTATATATAACCCCTCAAACTTATTTCCCACAAGGAGTGTAATATGAAAGGTATGCGAATATTTAAAAGACAAGTGGGGGGCTATATGTCAGCACTTGAACAATCCCGTCCTGAATTGTTTAAAACAATAAAAGGGTATAGAGATAGATTGACATCTCCTGAACAAAAAACTTTTGATAAACGCGCAAATATTCAGTATAAAACAACTTTTAATATGCCTGAACAAATGCGACAGTCTTATTTTAAATCTATTGAAAAACAATATGCTAAACCCTCAGAAGAACAGTTTAAAAAAATAAGAGAGGATCTAAAATCAGAAAGATTTACACCTACTCGTCAATATTATGATGAAAGTATGAGAGGTCCAACCAGAACGACAGGCTATTATAGAGATTTATCACCAGAAATTGCTGATGCAGAAAAAGCATTGAAAGGGTTGACTCTTACTACTTCTGAAAAAAAAACCAGACCAAAGTATGAAGTAACTTATCCAACAGGACCTTATCAACAACAGAAACCTCCTACTTATAGCACTGAATTACCAAAAGGAGCAGTAAAAACTAGTGCTAGTGGTTTTGACTCAAACACATATTATCAAGCTCCAATTGAAAATCGTACAAGTTTTGCACAACAAAATATGAATCCGCGATACAGAAGAGTGGGTGATGAACAGTATACAGTCACAAACACACGAGCACAAAAAGCAGGTGATCCAGAATATGATAAACAGGCCGCTGCTTTAAGAAGATTACAAACTCGTGATAGTTTTAAAAATATGCCACAGTTTACAGGTCAAGGTAATTTAACTACACAAAATGTATATCAACAATTAGGTATGGCAAAAAGTGGTGGTCTAAAAGAAGACATTCAAAAGATTAAAAATAAAAAACAACAATTTTCTAATGGTGGTCGTGCCTCTGTTCGTGGAACAAAGTTCAAAGGGGTATTCTAAATGCCCTATGCACGTGGTAAATATGCAAAAGCAATTTCAGATCGTTCAGGGATGGCCTTTCCTTACAGAGAAATGGTTAGAGAATGGAATGGATCTTTTGTTCATAAGTCAGAATATGAAGGTAAACAACCTCAGATAAGAAAAAAACACATTACTGCGGATGCAATTGGACTTGCCAATGCCAGAAGTCAAAAATTTCAACAACCCATACAACCTTTTATAAATGACTCTACCCTAGATCAAACAAAATCTGATTCAGGTGGAGGAGGTCAAGCTGTAGTAAATTTGACATTACCGGGTGATTTTGCTTTTAGAACTGAGGGTTCAGTATCTTTAACTTCAACTGAAGCTAACCCAACATATGGAAGTATGGTGCCAGATGATGGTTCTGCTGAAAATAGAAAAAGACAGTTAACCGCTGAAGTTGGTAAAGTTGTTGTTGATGCTCTTGCTGTAACAATATTAGCTGTTACTGTGGTAAGCACAGATGATGGCAATAAATATTTCATTGATGGTGTAAGACAAGCAACCCCTAATTTTCTAAGAGGTAATACTTATAGGTTTTCACAACCAGAAAGTGCAAGCGCTCATCCCTTACGTATAAGTACAACAAGCGATGGTACACATAATTCTGGTTCTGAATATACAACAGGTGTAACAACGACTTCAGAATATACACAAATTACAGTAGCCGCAGACGCACCAAGCACTTTATATTATTATTGTAGTATTCATTCAGGTATGGGTGGATCAATAAATGTATCAGGATAAATTATGGCAATCACACATTCAAATTTTTTAACACAAGTAAGAAACTATACAGAGGTAGATAGTAATGTATTGTCAGACACTTTAATAGATCAATTTCTTAGAAATACAGAATTAGATATTGCAGGTAAAGTTGACTATGATGATTTAAGAAAATATGCAACAACCTCAACTATTGCTTCACAAAGATATTTAAGTATGCCCTCTGATCTAATTTATTTACGATCTGTCCAAATAACAAATTCTGGTGTAAGAGATTTTTTAGAAAAAAGAGATACTAGTTTTATATCTGAATTTAACCCATCAGAAACAGAAGCGGCACCAAAGTATTATGCAAATTGGGATGATCAAAACATTGTTTTGGCACCTACTCCAAATAGTGCCTATACGATTCAAATAAATTATATTATTGATCCTCCTCATTTTACATCAACAAACAATACATTTTTGTCAACATACCAAGATCAACTATTGTTGTATGGTGTATTAGCAGAATGTTTTTCTTATTTAAAAGGGCCTATGGATATGTACAAACTGTATTTAGACAAGTATAATGAAAGCACTCAGGGTTTTGCAATGCAACAAATGGGTAATAGAAGACGAGGGCAATATGAAGAAGGTGTTCCTAGAATTCCCATTCAATCCCCCTCACCTTAAAATGGAGTAAATATGGCAATAACAACTAGTGTAATATGTAATTCTTTTAAAAAAGAACTTTTTGAAGGAACTCATAATTTTAAACAAACTGGAGGAAACTCTTTTAAACTATCTCTTTACACTAACAGTGCTGTTTTAGGTAAATCTACAACAAGTTTTACCACAGATGCGCAAGTATCAAATTCTGGACAGTATACTAGTGGTGGTGGAGCTTTAGTAAATGGTGGTACATCATTATCTACAAATACAGCAATTGTTGATTTTGCGGATAGGTCGTTTACTGGAGTCACCCTAACTGCAAGGGGAGCTTTGATTTATAATGACACCGCATCAGGTGATCCTGCTGTTTGTGTTTTAGATTTTGGTGGTGACAAGACGGCTACGTCTGGGACATTTACAATTCAGTTTCCTGCTTTTAGTGCAAGTGCAGCTATTCTAAGAGTTACATAGAGTAGAGTATGTCCAACTCATGGGGACAACTCACCTGGAGTGAAGGTCTGTGGGGGCAACAGGGCGATCAAATTATATCGCTTTCTGGTTTAGCTCTTACAACTAATTTAGGGGGTTTTACACAAACAACTGTTGGCGAAGCCACGGGTATTGCTCTTACCTCATCTTTAGGAACGGCAGTAGGATTTACAGATTTTGTAGCTCAGCCAAGTGGGTTGAGTACAACTTTGGGTTTTGGGTCAATAAACTTTTTTAACGACAGTATTGAATCACCCAGTGGAGTTGCTTTAACATCAGCGATAGGTTCTGTAACTACTTTCGCAGATGTTGAGATGGCTATTACAGGATTTGATATAACTGCTTCGCTTGGGTCTATTAATTTAATAAATTGGGCTGAAGTTAATGTAGGCACATCAGTTACATGGACAGAGGTTGATAGAGCGGCATAAATGATTTATAATGTGAACTAATATAAAGGAATAGTATGGCTTCAACATTCTCAACAAGTTTAAAACTAGAATTACAAGCAACTGGCGAAAACGCTGGTACTTGGGGTACAAAAACAAATACAAATTTAGAGTTAGTAGAACAAGCCGTTGGTGGGTACGAAGAAGTATCTATTGCGGGTGGTGCAGGAACTACTGCATTAGCAATGTCAGATGGTTCAGCGTCTAATGCTCGAAACATGGTGCTTAAACTAACAGGAACAATTACAGGAAATAGAATTGTTACTGTTCCTGATAGCATAGAAAAAGTTTACATCGTTTCAAATGGCACTTCAGGCGCTCATACAGTTCAGTTTAAAACAGCAAGTGGCACAGGATATACTTTTGTTGCTGCTGATAAATCAGTTAGAGTATTATTTGCTGATGGCACAAATGTTGTTGATACAGGAATAATTAATACATCATCTACTGACACACTTACAAATAAAACATTGACCAGTCCAACTATCAATGGTGCAACTACTACAGGTGCTATTGCCAACTCAGCAACAATTGCAGGTGGCACAATCAGTGCTGTGACATTAACAAAACCTAGGATTGCTGATGCTGGTTTTATTGCTGATTCAAATGGAAATGAACAAATAATTTTTCAAGAAACAGGCAGTGCTGTTAATGAGCTTGAGATAACAAATGCAGCTACAGGAAATGATGTAGGACTTGCAGTTACAGGTGGAGATACAAATGTTGGTTTAGCTTTTACTGCTAAAGGTTCTGGTCGTTTTAAATTTAACGATGCTGCGTATATTCCTGAACAGACATTGACGGATGGTACAAATATAGATTGGGATTTACAAGCGAAGCCAGTTGCCAAAGTTACATTAGCAGGTAACAGAACATTAAATAACGCAACGAATGGTGTCACAGGTCAATTTGTAAGCCTTTTAATAGTCCAAGATGGTACTGGATCGAGAACTTTATCTTTTGCATCAAACTATGAATTTGCATCGGACACAGCTCCAACCTTAACGACAACTGCTTCGTTAGGTGATTTTTTTGTTTTTTATTATAATGGTGCAAAATTTGTTGAGGTTGGAAGAAACCTTGCATTAACATTGAGTTAGGAGAAATTATGTGGGCGTTAGTAAAAGCAAATCAGGTTATTAAAATTTTTAATGGTGCTCAAGCATTTGAACACAACGATATAAAACATCCTGCAAATATTTTTTCTAGTTGGAGTGCTGAAGAAAAAGCAGCCATAGGTCTTTACCCTGTACAGACCGATAACTCAAATTACAAAGATCCGACATTTTATAAAAACAGAAGTGAGTCTTTTCAGTTTGATGCAACAAATAAAGTGGTAAAAAAAGTTTGGAAAACAGCAGAAGACCATGAAATGGAAGATAAAACAGTTGATGGTGTAACTGTTGAGGGATTAAAAACTAAAA